TTTTCCGAGCTGATCCAGTGGCGTTAAATTAAGCTGAACCGTATAAATATCGCCCCCTTCAATAGGCGGTAAATTCTCTAACCGTCGAACATCATTTCGGCTCATCCAGCCATTTTGTAACGCTGTTGTGTAATAAGCTGAACGTCCTGCACTGTCTGCACGTAATAAGCCCTCAACAGAAAATTCCGCATAATAATCATCATCACTGTCGAGTAAACAACGATTAATTTCTTGCTCAATATTGACCAATAAGGGACGTAGTGTATTAGTCAAAAACTGCATATTCATCCCTTCCACACTGGATGCCCAACTACTTTGCTTATCGGCATGCCCCACCATAAACGGCGGAACGCGAAACCAACGGCAAATCTCCTCAATGCTAAATCCACGACTTTGTAATAATTGCGCAGTTTCAGGGTTCATGGTGACATTTTGATAAGACAAATCCGCTTCAAGGATCATCACCTTTCCGGCATTTTTTGAGCCGGTAAACGTCATTAAATGCTTTCTTAGGCGTTCTCGTTGATCGGCTTTCAAGGCATTCTTTGACGTTAATAATCCACTGGTTTGTAACCCATTTTCAAACACTTTTCCGGCCGCTTCATCCGTCGATAACGCGGTACCAATCACATCACGCCCAATCTGGATCGGTATCATTCCGCACACACCATCCATGCCAAACCCTCGAATATGCATCATATTTTTAACGGGAATAACCCGTTTATTCGATTTAGGCATGGTATAGGTATATTCCAATTGCCCATTTTCCAATCGTTTCACCGTCATGTTTTGAGGTAATAACGGTTGAAGAGAAACCAACTTTTTCCCGATATAACATTTTTCAATAAACGCATTTCCTCTTAAACATAAGCTGGCAACAACCATCAACATAAAGCGAGAAGGCGTCATTTCTGCATTGGGTTTTCGGCATAATACGGTGTAAGCGGGATGATGTTTCGCCAGTTCGCGCGAGCCATCCGCCTTCGTTTGATAGATTTTCAATGGCAATGTCGAAATAGATTCACTGAGTAACCGAACGCAAGACCATACCGCAGACAGCTGTAATGCATTATCTGCGGTGACCACCTTGCCACTGCTACTCTTTCCAATCCATTCTTCCCAAAAGGCGCCATCAGTTAAACTAATGGGTATCCCCATCCAATTGAGGATCGCCGATTTTATTCGGCTCTTTTTTTTCACGTTACGCATTTAGATCCCCACAATAATTGGGTTATCAAAGAAACCATCAATATCCCCTTCATCCTCGAATTCCCCTTCAGAAGCCCCAATCGCCATTGCAGAGGCCACCACACCATCAATTCGACCCGTGCTTTTTTTCTTGGCAAAGACGCGGTTATCTTTTTGGTCAGCCTCAAGCACAGCGGATGCGGCATTCCATCTCAAACAAGGATTGGCGTGGATCTCAATCTTCTTGTCATCAATGAGCTGTTCAAACAGTTCGATAGAGTGTGGCATCCATAGCCCTGAATCTTTGGCTTTGTAAAATCCTTGTCCATGTTGGATTAAGGGAACCGTCACCCCCACTTCATCGAGTTTGGGTACAAGGTATTTAATGCGATAAGGGTCAAAGGCAATGGCTCTCATGCTGACGTGCATCGCCATTTCAGCAATGCGTTCTGCCACAAATTCATACCTCACCGCATTCCCTAGAGTGGTATGCATAAAGCCTTGCCTTACCCATAAGTCGTAAGGCACTCGGTCGGTTTTTGCTCTATCCAATAAGGTGTCTTTGGGTGTCCAAAATTCGACATAAAGACGTTTAAGGCGAGGAAAATACAAGGCTAATGCCGTTAAATCTTTGGTTCCCGATAAGTCTAATCCGCCATAACACTCTTCACCTTGAAGATCATCGAAGGTGAACGTATTTTCACACTGCATCCATGTTTCACTGTTAATCCATGGATTATCGGCATCCACCCACTGACAAAAATTAAGCCGTCTGACAATACTTTCTTTTGCGGGCATACCTCGGGCTTGTGTCACTTGCTCGCGTAAGTAGCGATCAGAAAAGGTGTAGCCCAATGACGGATTGGCTTTCCCCCAGCAAGACTCATCCTTAAAGGGATCATCGCCCTCATCCAGTGAGCAAATATAGGAAAAGAAACTGTCGTCTTCGATAGTACCTTCGGCGACTTTTCGTCCGTATTCATGATAGTCATAACACACACTAGTTTTATCATGGCCACTATTGGTGATCATAAATATCAAGGCTTGTCGCCGGCCTTTTGTGCCCGCTCGCATCATCTCGACGGCGGTATTATTTTTATGCTCATGAATTTCATCAATCAGCGCACAATGGGGACGAGGTCCTGATTGCCCATCATCCGAACTAATCGGGCGAAAGAATGAACTCGTTTTCAAATAAGCCAAGTTCCACTCTTTGCCTGTTCCGCCTGATTTGGTGATCCGCTGACTTAATGCGGGAGATTGATCAACCATTGCCACCGCATCACGAAACAAAATCATGGCTTGGTCTTTTTTCGTGGCTGCCGCATACACTTCGGCACGCGGTTCACTGTCGGCGACTAAACAATACAGCCCAACGCCACCCGCCATCGGTGATTTTCCTGAGCCTTTGCCTGATTCAACGTACACCATGCGAAATCGCCGTGTACCGTCAGTCATTTTCCAGCCAAAAATGGAGCCAATCACAAAGCATTGCCAAGGCAATAAAATAAACGGTTTTCCTTCATGCTCACCGCCATTAAGTTTTAAGACTTTCGCGAAAAAGTCGATCACTCTTTTGACAGCCTCGACATCCCAGACTAATCCTCGTTGCTCGGCTTCGTTTAAGTCTTTGAGATGACGCGCACATGCATGACGAATATCAGGCCCCGCTAAAATTTTGCCTTGATGCACGTCTTGTGCGTATTGCGTTGCCGGATCAACCGAAATATTGGTTGAGCGGATCTTCCTCTTCTTCTCCACCATCCATCTTCACCTTCGAACGAGCAGCGGGGGTTAAACCAAACTCGACTAAATAACTTTTAAAACGGCGATCTGCATCAGCCAACATGGCTACGGCAGGATTCGCTTTAATTAAAAAATCCCCTAGTTGGGTTTTTGTGGTGTATGTCCGCCCCTCAATGGCAATGGTGTCTCGCAATTGAAGAATATCGGCGTAGATATCACACAGCCGTTCTAATGCCAGCGTGTCAGCCACGGTTAAAACACCCATTCCATCGAGTAATAAGGTTAATTTTGCCCACGCCATTTTCCCCCAATCCGTTAAATGTTCGGGCGGGCTTGGAATTTCACGTTTAGGTTGGGGTTCTTTATCGTTGAGTTTTCGTTTTCCCGGATTACCGGTGACCACCTTCAAGTGGGTCGGTTTCGGGCGTCTTCCTGCCATCGGAACCTCCCAGAAAAAAACTTTTCATTTCGCGGTTGTGCGCACAAATGAGGGCGCTAGGTAATCAGGGCGAAAGTGTTTGAACTTTTCTCCCGCCCCACCCGTTGTTATTTCAATTTAGAATTATTTCAAATGGATATCGGGTGCATTCATGATCATGTCATTAGTGCATGTCAGTGTGACTGTGATATCAACTTGTTTACATAATCCATCAGCGGATGGAAGAACAACTAACTTTTGATTACTTAACAACTCACCATCAACACTTAATGCATGACCAACGAAGCGACCGCCACGAAATAGCTTGGATAACTTCACTTGTTTTTGATTACACAACGTTATTTATTCCAATGAGAGTTCGGATCGAGCGGAATGCCATCCGCATTACAGCCAATGACTTTGCCACTCTTTTCGATACGTTGTTTGGTTGAGTTATGATGCAGTTCGCATAAGCTTTGAAAGTTCTTTGTGTCCCAGAATAAGGCTTGAGCTTTTGCGATACGTTCTTTATCACCTGATTCAAGTGCTTCTTTAAGACGATGTGGAGTAATGTGGTCAACTACTGTGGCAGCAGTAATACGTCCTTGCTCTTGGCACATGACGCAAAGCGGATGTTCATTGAGAAATGCTAATCGCACTTTAGCCCAGCGACCACCATAGACATTGCGTTTTTTCATTTTTTTTATTCCATTACAAATTTTCCGCAATAAAAAAGCCACCAGTGGTTAACTGATGGCTATCTGTATACACCAATCAATGAATGACGTTTGTAGATGATGTCTCTCCATCGTCACGCCCCTTCTTCTACCTACAGCTGACGTTGCTGATAATGACCGAAAATAACAAAACGGTGGTATTCGTTGTTTTTGATTCTCACTATGTGCTCTCTGTCGAGAATAAAACAGGTCATAGCTAACATAGGAGACAGCGACAATGCGGCGCTTTCTGTTTCAAAAAGATATATAAATATATTTATGTTTTTCAGCCCTGTAATCTCTCTTACAGTTTTTTTTCATCAAAATCTACTGCCCCCTAACCCAGTACAAATGACGAGCAGTCACTATTATCTAAATAGATATCTGGAGTATTTATGCTCATGTCATTAGTACATGTCCGTGATATCAACTTGTTTACATGATCCATCAGCGAGTAAAAGTACGACTAACTTTTGATTACACATCGTTATTTATTCCATCGGGAGTTCAGATAGAGTGGAATACTATCTACCTCTAAAGAGACACTTACATCAAATAGATACTATATGACATATTACAATTAAATATATTTTTTAATCTACTAATATAACAGAAATATAATATATTCTATTGCATAAAGAAATAATAATTATATAATTGGAAATGATTGATATTTACTTTTTGCTTCATTTTAACCGCCCTATGAACATTAAATCATAGGGCTATTTTTTATCTTACGTCTATTAATCAAATAAAAATAAATAATTAAACACAATAAACTAGCATATATATTTACTTTAGTTATAATAATAAGTCTAACTATACCCATATGAAACAATATATTGTTAGTATTGCCCAGCCTCCCATGCTGGGCTTTTTTATTCCATGCATTCTTGTTTGATATAATCCTGCAACCCTTTAATCATTTGCTCTGACTCTGCAATTCGTTCTCTGAGTAACCAATAATTTCGGAGAGCGGTGTCAGTAGGTCGGGCGGTGGTTGCTTTGAGGATAAAACTCTCCATATTCTTTTTTACAAAACTCCAGCCTAGCGTTTATAGCTTCTTCCTTATTTACATGTGTTCCTAGATTAATGATCTTTCCTTTTATTTTTGCATAAGCTTTCCACTTTCCCTCTCTTTTATTCCAATAAATACCAGGAACCCCTGATTTATTATTTGATTGTATTTTTCTATTTATTGCATTTTGTGAGCTGTTGCATTCTCTTAAATTACTTAGTCTATTATCTGAGCGTATACCATTAATGTGATCTATCATTTCCGGCATAAAACCAAACATATATAACCAAGCCAGCCTATGCGCTCTATATTCAATTCCTTCAATACATATTCTTCGATATCCCTGATCATCTATATACCCAGCCTGATCTCCTTTCTTAATTTGATTATTTTTACTATCAAGCCAGATGAATTGACCATTTTGTTTGTCATAGCTAAGAAGTGATCTTACTTTTCCTTTTGTCAGCAAGGGGAAACCTCCAATAAAGGATTAATAAAGGCGTGTAGATTTATTTCAGGTAACTACTTAGAAAGGCATTCAGTGTTAATGTAATTTTGTAAATACAAAGTTTGCTGTTCGTTCTCGACTATCATTTCTCTGAGACGTAGATAATCTTGTTCAACTGCTTTGTTAAGTCGTGCGGTGGCTTCATTGCTTCCGCTTTCGGTGGGATTTTTAGTGACTGCTGGACACTCGGCTTTGACATACACCCGCTTAGAACTAGAGCTAACAGCATCACGAAGAGTGTTGATTTCATTCTTTGCATTAACAAGCTCCTGTGTGTGTCTTGTATCAAGTTGATTTAGTCGCTCTATGCGCACTTGATAGTCAGTATTGATATCCTTCTGCTCTTTGAGTGCGGTAGTCAGTTCTTTATTGTTTTCTGTCAGCGTGTTAATTCTTTTCGCTTGTGCATTAATCAGCGCGCAACCACCAGCAACAATCCCCACCATCACAACGACAATGTAAAGTTTCCAGTGTTTCATAATTAGTACCGATGATGTGAGAGAGCTATCTGACAGCGCTTTTCTAAACTGGCTTTGTCGTTAACACATGAATGATCAATTGAGAGATAAATGCCACCAGCAACCGAGATGAGTAATGTAAGGATAAAACCGACGATGATGATTAAAGGCTTCCATTGCATAATGCTGACTCCGCCTCTCTACGACTGACCAACCCTCGCCACACCTTTCCACCAGCATAAACCCAGCGTTTCATTTCTTCACAAGCGCCATTCTGATCACCTGCATTTAATTTCTTTAGCAATGTAGAACGTGCAAAAGCTGTGGTACCCACATTAAAAGCAAAGGAATATAGAGAAGCTTTTGTTTTATCATCGACCGGCACTTTAACCAGGATGTCAACTTGCTGTTGCGTTCTGATAAAGTCTTTCTGCAGTAACTCGTCACACTCTTGTTGTGTGTATGTCTTACCTTGAATGATGTCGTTTCCTGTATGCCCATAACAAACCGTCAAAACACCTGCCACATCACGATAAGGTTCATAACGCACACCTTCAAAATGGGCTATTACTACTAACGCGATTGCTGTGGCTCCCGCAGTTGTTAGCGCCGCTATTTTCTGTTTGAGAGACATTAAATATCCTTTGGCGCTTTCACCATTAATTCAGCAAGTCTTTTTAGGGTTTCAGTTGGGTTTTGTGGGTCAACATGACGAACAAGCTCTTCAAATAATTGAGTGCGTTTTCGTTGCTCTCGGCGTGTCATAAAATAAGTGGCTAAACCCAGAACCATGCTGAACGCCATCCCGATAACAAATCCCCATTCATATAAAGAGAGACTGGCAAAAAAGGCCGTTAGGCCTGCGGTTCCGTAAGTCACATTGGTTAATTTTTCCATACGCATAGTCCCCCCCAGAGGAGTGTCCGTTGATAATTAGTGTGAGAAAGTTAAAAGTGAAAATATAAGACTTAATTAAATTAATGATTCAGCCCAATGTGGTTGGCTGAATGAATGATCACAGGCTATTCAAAAATTCAGTGGGATCATTAAAAAATATTCAGGTGCTCGCAAATAACTAAACATTCCAACTAATCGAAATTTCTTTCATAAAGAGAACATTCCAAATTAAATATCTCATCTTTATATCTTTGAATAACGCTACTTATAACCTCTTGTTGTATATCGGTAAAAGAATTCCATATCGCCAATAAAGATATATCATGATCCGACCAAGTTTCACCTATAAAAATTTTATCTTTTATCGTCGACTTAAAAATATCATTATCCTCCGTATTCACTTCTGATACATTATTATCAGGTAGGAGCCCAATAACGCAGGCTATATGGCCATTAGGATCTGCCAATCCAATGGTTTCATTTTTTATTTTCATACAAAGTCCTATGAGGAAAGAATGAATACTAAAATATTTGAAAAATTATTTCTTGCCGATGATAAAACTCGAAATGCTGTATTAACAATTTGTGAGACCGATACTCCCCTCGTCTCAGTTTTAACACTACATTTAACTTGTGAAAATTTTTTAGAAGCTTTTATATCAGCTCATCTAAATATTGAGGATTTGTTTGCAGAAAAACCAGAAAATATTAACGATGTTAGATTTAGAATGTCCTTTGAACATAAAAATAAGCTAGCTCAGCGATTAGGTATGCCAAAACAAGCATATGATGCTTTTTGTCATATTGATCAGATAAGAAATCAGTTTGCACATAAATTATTACATGCGGAAATACCCGCAGATAGAATAAATAAACTTTGCACTCTTATCGATTCAATACGCTCTTCAGAACAAGAATTAAAATTAGAAGATGAAGGTATACACTATTCCCCTTCTAATGCAAAAAAAACATTTACCTATCGAATGTCTGATCCCGATATTCCTCAACCGTTAAAACTTTGCATCGCATACTTCTCATTAATAAGAAGAGTCTCGATGATGTATCAATAATTATAAAAACCTACTTATAAAATAGTATGTAATTTGCCATAAACTCTTATAACTAAAAATATGAACTCTCTGGAGTTTCGGGAGAGTTCAACCTGTAAGAGCTAATTACAAATCGACATATTTATTTTTTGCTCTGTTTACTCAAAGTATCAAACAGCTTTCGACACATTAAGTGCCTTTAATAAACCTTCAGGCAACTGCTCTTCCAGTGACGCATTAGAAACAATCACAAGACCATACATAGATATCCATGTATTCGTTTGTTGTAAGTGTCCTTGAATAAATTGCTTCGCTTTCTCTAAAAAATAAACACAACTCTCTTGTGTGTTTTTACGCCAATAAGATTCAATCGCCACCAGCAATGGGTCACCTGCATCATTAATCTTTTGTGTACCGATTCGATATTGCTTTTTACCTGCGGGAGATGTTGTACAAATTAATTGTGTCAGTTGTTGAGTTTCACCATCAGCTGTATGGATATTCGCCGTTAAAATGACGGAGGTATTCTTTTCACTGTCTGTTTCTGAAGCATAGTGAAGACTAAACTGTAATTCGTTTATCTCTTTTGGCATGATGAGCACCTTTTATTGATATATGTCATATTTAGACAAGAAAAAAACCACTGTTGTGGATTCATATAATTGACACTTTAATGATAATGATAATGATTATCATTACAGCATATATCTGGTTTTCCCTGATATTGATACATTGTTTTATTGATAATTTATCTCGTTATTAACACTATTCCCGAGAGTTTATGCCGACATAACTCCTAGCGCGTCGGCATTTTTTTATATAAAAAAACCCCGCCGAAGCGAGGTTTTATATATTCAACTATTTAATGCTTAACTCATTTGAGCTGTCATCACACTTTTGCAAAAGATACATTTTGCGCCATGTGGATTGTTCACTGTGACATCAAATTGTGATGTTCTATATTGTGAACCGCTACAACAAGGGCATTTAAAATAGAGGCGAATAGTAATAGCGCCTTTAGAGAGCCACCACGTTGCCTGCTGCTGGGCCTTTCATACCATTTTCAATGGTAAATGAAACTTCTTGGCCTTCCATCAGAGATTTGAAGTCATCACTTTGGATTGCAGAGTAATGTACAAATACATCTTTACTTCCATCTTTAGGGGTGATGAAACCAAAACCTTTATCATCGTTAAACCATTTTACTGAACCAGTCATTGTATTAGACATAGAATTTCCTTTAATTTATTTAATTTGCCATAAGGCATATGAGGGTTTGTTTTTTATTTTTACTTATGGGAATTAATTAGAAGGAATTCGCAATGAAGTGGTATCGAGGATAACGCTAAACGGTGAACAACTTTAAACTGACTAACATAAATAGGTCTGTACTTCCAAACCAGTGACGCTATTAAGCCATAGAAAAATTCAGATAGCAAACTTTATTTTTTAGCTGTAAATCAGATTACGTGCACCTCTAAAAAACACAACCTCGTTATACTCACGAGCTTTTCTTAATAGATAAACCATGTAATATCAAAACCATTATTAATACAATATATTGTGTTTTGTAATTACGCAAGACTATAAATAGGGTATTTTTTAATTATTTTATCCATATCTAATTTTACATTATCAACCGATAAACACCCTTCAATAAATCCTTCCGCTGCCTGTAATCGCTTAGCCACTTCATTATGCGAAATACCGAGTTTTGAAGCCATTGAACGCAAAGGATAATTCTTCACATAGTACATAATAACTAATTGAAACAAGTAACTATTATTTATCTTTAAATGTAATACCGCTTTATTGATTTTTAAGCCATCATCATCTGAACATTGCTCTTGGCTTCGTCTTGAACTTGGAATCAACCCTTTAAAACCTGCGGCAATTGATGAGTAATCGATACTATTTCCCTCATTAGCTGACCACGCTCCCCAACGCGATAAAACTTCCTGCATATCTCTCATACTAATGCTCCCCGTGCCGTATACACGTTAAACCAATGCCCCTATCCCTAATGAACGATTTAGAAAAGAAAATAACAATTCGATTTGATTGCCATAAGTGGCTTCCCACAACTTGGGATCACGATGTAACTCATCATGATGTTGCCGACATAATGGAATAGTGAATAAGTCATGAACTTTCGTTCCCATACCTCCCATACCATGGCCGATAATGTGATGTGGATCGTCAGCTTGTTGTCCGCAAACACAACAAGGCTGTGTTTTCACCCATTGAAGCCATTGGGAATTCTCCCAACGTTGCATTTTAGGTTTCAAAAGGAATGACGCTAGTGGCTCAGGATCGATAGCAACTTTTATGACTGGTCTTATCATGTCTAATCGTTCATTCATTGTTGATAGTGCTGTTACATTGCTTGGAATAATATCTGCTTCAGGAAAACCACCATGTACCCTGCGCTCTTTAGGTTTTTCAGACCAATCCAAAATTTGACGTAATATCGCATCAGGTAATTCATCAACCAGTTTATGCATCACAGCAAATGAGAAAAAATCGGGTACTGTCAGCTGGTGGCCATTATCCAATCTTAAACGACTGCGAATAGTGTCTACCATCCAAGCAATACGATTTTTATGAGCCAATTCAGCAACCCACTCAGCTGATGAATGGCGAATATGATTATCATGGTACCAACAAGTCCGTATCACACCGTCTTTATGCCATGTGGTTGTTAATTCATGATGATGATAACTGTCATGCTTATCGTTAATCTGACAACAATGGATATTTCTGCCTATCCACATATTCATCGATGACAATCCTCCCATAGCTTGGAGAACTTTTTTATTATTCAAAAAATCAACAATGCCCTTGTTATCCAATAATGGCTGTTCATTTCCTGTTAATGCCCCAGAAGGCCATTTATCTAAACTTTTTGGTACATCGCTAATAATCACGCGCGAATGTGGTTTAAATTGCTTAAGCAACTCCGCTCCAGGCTTCAATAAAACAACGCCAAGGTCAGACTGAATATAGGGCGTTAAGAGTAGTTTCATTAAATCTCATCCTCAACTTTATATTCAGCCCATAACCCTGCAATCCACTTCACACCTTTAGTAGTAAACCTTGATTGTGCAAAAGCGTGGTTATTTTTTTGGTTCGTTCCCGTTTTTATCTCAAAGCGACCAAGATCGACATGAGTTTGATAAGGCGTAAACGTATTATTCAAGCGATACATAATTTTCTTATCAATTAAAAAACAACGAAAATCGGTTTCTTTCGCCTGCAGTAATTTACACACTTGTCGAAATGTCATAGAACCATGGGATAAAACATAATTATCAACAAACTGAGCCTTAGGTGTCGCAATCGCCAGTTCACTTTCCAATTTTTGTTTTTCTTCTGCTAAGTCTGCTGCTAATCGCAATGCTTCTGGTAATGTTTGAGGAATGACTGGCTGCATTTTTGATTCTAATTCCTGCCAGCGATCAACTATTTTTGCTGTGAACTGAGGTGACAATCGAGCTACCAACACCAGAGAGTCTCTTTTATTAAAACGATATTCAGTATATTGATTGCCGTTATGTTCAAAAGGGAACTCAGCCAATGGCTGGGTTAAAATTTGAGCAACAAAAAGCCTATCGGCAGAACGCTTAACATCGGAATGATTACTTCCCGTTAAACTGGCAATCTCTCGACTCGACATAGTTAATTCACGATTCATTATGGGTAATACTGAAACTTCCATTATTTTTTGCATCATGCTATTTCTCTCCACGTTTTACTCGTGACCGTACATCACGTGATTAAATGGGCAGATTATTCTCTCCTTCACAATATCCATTAACATCAACTCAGGCATAAGTACCCCATAACCCAATCAATAATGTCACTACAAACCAAAAACCAACGAACAAAATGTATTTAGTTAGCATTACTGAGTCTCCTGTAACATTTCTATCGCTTGCTTCCAAATGCTGTTCCATGCTTGGCGACCTGAAAACTCACTCATACGACGAATGCCTGTTTTACCTGCTAGCTCAAGTGCAATTTCTTCAATGCGGTTTTTAGGTTTAGAGCGAGAGCCAATCAAGCGGGAAAAGGCACTATCGCGTTCAATGGTGTCAACTTGAACTTTTGGTTCATTCCTTGGCTCTTGGCTACGGATAGTGAGTTCATCAAAGTGTTTACGTAATTTTCGAGGACTTAAAATGTTTTGGTACCAGAATGAATCTTTGTTAGCCCAATCGAACAAGGCACAAATTTGCTCATGAGTACGTCCATCGATTTGGCGCATCAAACGAATATCGTTCGCCCAGTCACACCAAGTAGGCTCTAACGCGGATGGATTCAGCTTTTTAACACGACCAAACATCCACTTTGCCGTTTTTAAATCACCTTCTTCACCCCATTTTTGGAAGTTAGTGCTGTAAATCACTGCTTCTGGATAACGAGTTAAAAAATCATTTTTTGGCTGGTCGCTGGATTCGTTAGAATTCTGCGACGAAAGGTCTTTACTGATCTGTAAGTTTTTATCTGAGTTAAGATCTGTATAAAGATAGGATTCCTCACTTTCGACGTTTCCATGATTCTGCATTTCTGCGGTTTCCATTCCGCAGTTTCGACGTTCCGATTCCTCACTTTCGACGTTTCCATTCCTCACTTTCGACGTTTCAGAAATAGACGGGAAAATCATAGAGATAAGCTTATTGCCATCTATCTTGTAGTGAGTAACGGGTGTGCCATTGACCTTTTTTGTCTTAGTTTCAATCACACCGGGAAAATATTTTTTACGTAATTTATCAACGAGCCGTCGAGCCTGCTCTTCACCAGAAAGACCATGAATTTCTTCTGCTAGTTCTTCATGGCTTTTATAGAACCAACCATCATCAGCACTTGATGAAACACCAGACCAGAAGACAAGTTGATTTAAAATTGCAGACAAGGCGTGAGCTTGCTGATCCCCCTTAAAAAAATCTAAATAGGGAACAGGAATAACAATGACGTTTTTCTGCCCTGACATAGCTTGTACAACATCAAAAATAGTCGTCATAGCAACGCCTCACTTAACTTTGGTATATTTCTCTTTAAAACGCTGTACAGGTTCACACTGTGGGTCGTCACAACCATCAAGCATAAAAATAACGCGCTGTTTTTCTCTGTCATAACGAACAACATGAACAACGATACCTCGGTGATTTTTATAGTAGCGATCAAGTTGGTTTGGGTTCTCATTGTTCATTGCCTCGCTCTCCACTCGAAAAATAAAAATCAGTCCACGCCTTTTTAAGAGCCTGTCTATCTACCAACTCGCTATTTTGTTGGTAGTTGTTTGGTTGTTCGTCAGAGGCTATGATTTCTACATAGCGAAACGACTGACTACCTGAAACAGATAAACAACGGAATTGCTTTTTAGGTATTAAATGCGCTAATCTACTCATGCTAATTTCTCTTCACACAATTGAAATTTGCAACCGAAGCCAGCGACCGTACATCGTTGGCTTCACCCTTTCTGGATATAGCCATCTTTAATTTCTCTTTTGATGTAACGAAACAAATGCATTCATAAATGTGCGGATCTGTGAAATTAAACCATCCAACATCATTTTTATTTTCTGTTCTTCTTCGTTATCAATAACGCCATCAGCCAGGCTATCTTTCATCAATAACGCTAAACGTCCCTGCATTTCGTCAACATTGCTACGTAATGTGAATAGTTCTGTCTGATCTAAATCTGCAGGGCTAATTCTGTCCACGAGTAAACGGTTTGATTCACGAGCGACAAATTCAGCAAATAAAACGGTCTGAGAAATATCTTGCATAGCTAATAGCTCGTTTAAATCAAACGAACGACAGCCGTTTTTCTCGTACAATTTGTTATTGAATGAAGTCAGAGATAAACCCAACGCCCCAGCCATCGCTTCACGCCCACCAGCTGTTGCCTCACACATTTCTTTCACAACTTGTTTTATTGATTGGTTACTCATAAATACCTCTCTTTATTAAAACCACAGCCATTGGCAAAAAGTCTTGCGTGGCATCACGTAATACTTCCCTGGGTTGTTCCGGTAAAACCGTTTGGCTTTTAGCTCATGAAGCTTCATCCAGCGCTTACGTTTTGCTAATATTCGTGGGCTAATACACTCGCTAAACATTATCCCTAGTGGGATCATCACTAAGGACGCAAATAACATACTGATAAGGGATGACTTAACATGCTCGATATCTTCTTGGGTCACTTGGTCTCGTTTCTCAAAACCAGCCTCAGTCTTATTACTTTCTTTTGGGCTATTTTTTCCTTTTTCTTGGGAACTTGGCTTGGTCATTCCCTCGCTCGCAGAAGAGACAAAAGAAAGGAATTCAATGCCATTGCAGATCCGTTGTTCTTGCTTCTTGATAAATTCCTCGACGATTGTAAAGACGGGAAAAGAGACATGCCTCGCATCACTCGTGACGACTTCAGAGCCTTGCGCCCTCACTTGACCACAAGACAATGCAACAACTATAACCATGCCGTAGACAGCTTTTTTGATACTCTTAAAAGCAATGAGCTTTATGAGAACGATTGGATTTATCCTGTTATTAGGAACCCTGCAGAGATGATCCCCAATATCAATAACCTTATGGTTTTTATTAAACGACGTTAATTTTATTGAGTGATTCATTTCCTACCCTTGTTAATGATTTTTTGTAGTTACAAATTAAAAAAATAAGAAGTAGTTTATTTGTGATTGCTAAATTTCTTCGGATATAAAATCTGCATCTCTGTTAATTCACCGTTGAAAAAAGCAACTAATCGCTCAGCAACTTCTAACGAAGTTTTTTGAGCGCCTCTTTCAATACGGCTAAGATTTCCTACATCAATTTGAACTGCTTCGGCAACTTTACTCAACGTAAGATTTTGCTTAATTCGCAATAACCTTAATGGCGTTTGCATAGAACCCCCTAAATTTGCGTTTTAAGCATAATATAACATCAATTCAATTTGCGCAATTTACTTTGCAAATAACGCAAAAAGGATTTGTAATTACGGCATGGAAATAGGAAAAAAAATCAGATCAATCCGTTTAAAACGGAACATGACAATTGCTGAACTGGCTAACGCTATTGATAGCGACCCAGGCAACGTGTCTCGTCTTGAAACTGGTAAACAAAAATCATTTACCGAGCAACAATTAAAGAAAATTGCTAACGCACTATCAATATCTTTACTTGATTTATTTTCAGATGAGGATAAACATACTGTATATAAACACAGTAATTTGAATCATGACGAAATGAACGAGGATCTTTATAAAGTGCAACTACTTGATATTAGTGCGAGTGCAGGACCAGGTTGCGTGAGAACAAGTGATGTCATAGATGTCATTCATTCCATTGAATATGATACAGAACAAGCCAAATTACTATTCGGTTCTCGGCCCGCGAACTCAGTAAAAGTTATTAACGTTCGTGGTGACAGCATGTCTGGCACAATAGAGCCAGGCGATATTATTTTTGTTGATATATCAATAGATTATATTGATGGCGATGGTATTTATGTGTTTTCTTTTGATGGAAATATACACGTAAAACGCCTACAAATAGTTCCAGATGAAATAATTGTTCTCTCAGACAACCCCAAATATACACAATGGAAAATCAACAGCACAAATGAACATAGATTTTGTGTGCACGGGAAAGTTTTGATTAGCCAGAGCCTCGAATATAGGCGTCACGCTTAGTAAAAACAGCATTTGTATCAAAGCCTGAGCTTATTTCGGGCTTTTTTTTATTTGTTAATTTGTAAATATCGCAAATTAATATTGCGTAAAATGCAAAATTGAATTATTGTTACCTCAGAAGCAAGTTTAGACGCGAGGGAAATACTCATGACAACTGAACCAATAATCATAGCGCCAGATGGTTTCACTAATGAAGATATCGCAAAGTGGATGAGGTGCAAGTTGCAGTGCATAGATTACCTCCCTGTTTTACACGGTAAGCGAGAAAGACTAATGAGCGATGTAAAAAAGCTAGATGCCGAAATAGCAGAGTACATCAGTAAAAGCGCTATTCAGATACAAAGTAAATGATTTTTATGTGTGAAGAGAACGTGTGAAGAGAAACAATGGCTGACTGAGTCTTTTACCATTAAAAGGGGTTGTGGTGATAATGTTCTGCTCAGTCAGCCATTTTTATAAAGTTAGTTTTATAACCAAAGAGCGTGGGCGTGAAAAAAAGTAACCCGCAGTCAGCTAGAAATCCGAATCCCAATCGGGCTGATGCAACCACGGGTGGTCCGCTCTTTTTGATTATGACTCTAACAATAAGCAAGGGTACTGGCATTATTTGTGAAATGTCTTATCAGGATTATGTCAACTCGCTAGTGCCCTTTCTTATTGTGTGAAGTGAATAAACCGTGTGAGGAGAAATTAACATGTCACGCCCTTCGTTAAAAAATGTAATTGTGTATAAAGCACAACTACCAAGTGCAGAAGCGATGTCCGATCACCTAAGTAAAATCCCATTTACTGAAGTGTTAGAGTCACATTTTTGTAGTTATGGCTACATACCAAACCCAGTCACTAATGAATTAGTTACCCCTATTACAGACGGGTATTTGCTGACATTTCGTTTTGATCAGAAAATATTACCTAATGCTGTTATTAAAAAAGAAGTTAATGAGCGCATTAGTAAGTTAAAAGAGGATGGGATTGAATTTATTGAGCCTGATATTAAAAATACAGTCACCGCTGAATTTTTGAGAAAGGCGTTTGTAAAAACAATTACTACACTCGTTTTATATCATCCCAGTAAAGAATATTTATTAGTAGCTAGCTCTAATAAAAACATTGCCAATTCGGCTATAAGCACATTAATTAAGGCGTGTGGTTCAGTTAAAACAGAAACAATTCATATCGATGATGTATCACAAGGTCTAACTACTAGATTATTAAATACATTAAATAATAAAGAGGAAACGGATTGTTTTGGAAAAAATTTCTACCTAGGTCAATTTTATTTACTTGAAAGAAAAATTGATAATAAAAAAGAAATTGTAAAATATGATGCTGATTTTAACTCTATAAGAGATGTTCTTTTTGACTCTTTAAACAATCAATTTAAAATTAATTTAATTCAGTTATATACAGATGATATACAATTTAAACTTACTAGCGACTTCCACTTCAAAGGGATTAAACCAGTAAATAAAATTGAATTTGATGATAAAGATAGAGTTTATCGATATCGACATGAGTGTTCACTCATCATGTTCTATATGACAATTACCATCGACTTTTTAATTGACTTATTAAAATATAAAAAAAATAATAATTAGCCAACATCAGGGAATTTTAATCTCGATTAATTCGAGAGGGATCTTTATTACTTAAATTATGTGGAGAGAATAATGTCTTATATTGCAACAGCAACAAATAAACATTTCTATTACCTAGATGTACGGATCGAAGATATAGACATTCAAGATATTGCGACAGGTTTAGCTAATGAGTGTCGCTTTAATGGACAGATTGATAATTTCTATTCTGTTGCTCAGCATTCTGTATATGCAAGTTATTTAGTTGCACCTGAATTTGCTTTAGAGGCCCTACTTCATGATGCCAGTGAAGCTTATGTCAAAGACCTACCGTCACCACTTAAAAAGTTATTGCCTGAATATAAATTAATTGAATTGCGTGTGGAAAAAATGATCCGCAAAAAGTTTGGGTTACCTGAAAATATATCTGATGAAGTCCATTTTGCTGACTTAATGATGTTAGCCACAGAAAAGCGTGATTTAGACATTGATGCAGGTAGTAACTGGTTAATGCTTGAAGGTATTCCAGCTAGCGATTTTGCTGTCAACCCGCTAACCCCAAGACAAGCAAAATCCCTATTCTTACGCCGTTTTAATGAGCTTTATAAAGAGAAAAATGGCTAATAACTACCACCAGCATTAACTAATATCTATTTAAACTGTGTACGGACAGTGTGGAGAGAAAAATATGCAAATGTTGACTTTAGAGGAGTGGGCGCAAGAAAGATATAAAAGTCGTCCACCAAAGTTAGGAACGCTACAACGATATGCTCGTGGTGGCCTGTTCTACCCACCAGCAAGGAAAGAAGGTGGCATTTGGCGCGTGAGAGAAGATGCCGACCTTGTCGGTAATTTGACATCACCGGTTATCAATAACAACGATAACCCTATTTTACAAAGGATCCTCAAAGATGGCTGCCAGACCTCGTAAAAATAACGTCAATATTCCTAATCTTTACCCATTACTTAGTCGTAAAGCCAGCAAGGTTTATTGGCGTTACCGCCATCCTGTAACAGGTAAATATCATGCCCTCGGTGACAATGAAGCCGAGGCCAAAGCAATAGCCATTGAAGCTAATACAAGGTTAGCAGAACAACGAAGCCGACAAGTTATGGCTATTAGTGATCGGGTGGCAAAAATTAAAGGTAAAGAAATCACGGTTAATACTTGGTTAGATAAATACTGGGCTATTCAAGAAGAACGTTTAAAAGAAGGTGATATAAAGCCAAATACATATAAACAAAAAAGGAAGCCAGTCGATTTAATGAGACAAACCTTATCCATGAAACCATTACCCGCAGTTGATGCCAGAGATATTGCTGAGATCCTTGATGAATATAAATCTAATGGCCAGCATAGAATGGCACAAGTTATTCGTTCTGTTTTAATTGATGTGTTTAAAGAAGCACAACATGCAGGTGAAGTTCCTCCTGGTTATAACCCTGCCCTTGCCACTAAACAACCGAAACGAAAAGTAACTCGCCAACGCCTTAATTTTGATGAATGGAAAAAGATATTTGAGATTGCTGACAAACAACATCGTTATATGGGCAATGCCATGTTGCTTGCACTTATTACAGGCCAACGATTAGGTGATATCTCGGCAATGAAGTTTAGTGATATTTGGGATGATCATTTACATATTATCCAAGAAAAAACTGGCACCAAATTAGCTATTCCATTATCACTACGTTCTGAACAATTAAATATGTCATTACGTGAAGTTGTTGCTCGTTGTCGTGATCGCGTTATTAGCCCTTATCTTATTCATTATTTTCATACCACTTCACAATCTAAACGTGGCGAACAAGTTACAGCAAATACACTAACGACTAACTTTAAAAAGGCGAGAAATAAAACGGATATTGATTGGGGAGAAGGAACACCTGCAACATTTCACGAACAGCGCTCTTTATCTGAAAGGTTATATCGAGCACAAGGTATAAACACTAAAGATTTGCTGGGTCATAAAAACCAAATTCAAACAGATAAATACCATGATGATCGAGGGAAAGATTGGATAAAAATCGTGATTTAA